ACGACCTTAGTCATTTCTTCTCGGCTTGGTCTCTTTCCTTTAGGCGCATAACCTGCATTTGCAAGTGCTCTGCCGATTGCCGAAGTCTCGCAATTCTCCAGTGCTGAAGTCTGATTAACACCGCGACTAGACACTGTCTCCTCAGCGTATCCCGTTGCCCACGCAACGCCATCGCTAGCATCCTTAAATAGATACGCCTTAACAATGTATCGAGTTGCCTCGACCACTTCAAGCTCTGTTGCAATGCGGAATGATGGATAGTCCTTAATAAACTTTTCAAGTCTTACCTCCACTGGCTCATAATCGGCTAGATTAAACATAAAGATCGTTCTCCTCTGTAGCTAGTTGTCCAGCTAGTGCTCCGTATGAGCATAGATCGACCCAGTTGTCGATGTGTTGGGCTGACTGATTAGTCCTTGCAAGTTTAACCAAGACCATGATCCCTGCCACCTGATAGTCGTGTATTGGTGTTTGTAGGTATGCACTAAGGAGCATCGCTGTGTGCTGCAAGTTATCCGCAGGGTGACCATACGATAGCCCACGGTCACGGATCGTGTCTGTGGCTGTGAGTAGGATTTCACTGGCTTTCATTCCTGCCCCTTATAGCTGCGACCACGGTGATAGCCATCGCGTACGCCCCTTTTATATGATGTTTTCTGCACATCTATGATGACTATAATAAAGCCTATAATCATTCCAATAATGCAGATAAGTAGTAGCTTGTCTGTGTTTGCCATTTCCTTACCTAACTGCAAGCAACGCCCTCGGATGCTTACAGACTTAGTGTGACAGAACCGTCCGACTAATCAAGGACATTTGTGTAACGAAATGATAACGATTTAACGAGGTCTGCCGTAGGACTTTCCAGACACAATGAATGTCCCGTCCTTCTCAATGTGAATAAGATCGACTTGAACCTTAGCCTTATTGACATAGATGATGGCGAAAGCCTGCTGCCAGTTAGCCACGCCCTTGGTGTACGCGGCTTGCTTAAAGTCCATGAGATTGCCTACCTCGACACCATGCAGGACACGCCCTATACGGCCTCCTGAAGCCTCTGAGAAGGCCGAACGCCCTGCTCTGTGAGTATGTCCTGAGATGACATTCTTGCCGTGCCTACGGGCTGCCTCAAGGGCTGAGAGCCCACCCTGTGGCTTAATAGGTGTATGGTCTCCATGAACAGCAATCCAGTTAGGTGCAATAGGCATAGGGTTCTTATGGAATGTAATGCCTAGCTCATCGAACTTCATGAACTTCTCAAAGCGCAGCTCTGGCAGCGCACCGAATGCAGGCACTTTAGCCATGATGATGTTATACAGGCGATCTGTGTGATTGCTACGGATGCAGTCAGTAACGCCTAACTCCCAGAGAAGCTGCACAGCTTCATTGCGATCATCGTCTAGGGTCTGAGCGTATGAGCCCATGCGCCCTTCTTCCCACTTGCTTATTTGGGGAAGGTCAATCTCATCGCCAATGGTGACTACTTGATCTGGCTTAAATTTAGAGATGAAGCTTGCAAGGTTACGGGTTGCAACCCTGTCATGGTATGGGACTTGTAAGTCCGAGACTACGACTATTCGCTTAATCGTCATCCTCGTCTTCATAATCGCCAAACTTCTCAGGCGCGATAGGGTCTGGCAAAATCCAATGCGGGTAAGCTTGTGGCTCTGTAATCATGAACATGGCTACATCTTCTGCGAACCCTGCACGCTTAAGACTGCAGAAGTATTCATAAAGCCCAATGCAATAAGCATCGAGCTTTGAGTAGCCTTGCTCCTCTAATGCCTTAGTTGCTTTTCTTGCCATGGCACTATGCTACCTGTCGAGAAGTATGTTATAGATCTCATCCACTCGCGTGTTGAGTCTTTTGATCTCTGACAATAGATGCGTAATGACATAGCCAGACAAGCCACCGAGTGCTGCAATGGTGGCGATGTAAAGGGTGAAAAAGTCTGCCTGTGTCACTTTTTAGGACTCGCGTATCCGAATACACCTGAAAGGACAGCCCATAGGATCGCTCTGTAGTCGAGGTCAAAGTTGCTAGATGCCCACGCTGCAAGGAAAGCACCGGCAGCAAGGATTGCAGGGTTCTTCATGTTCTTCATTATTCTCCACCTAACATAGATACTTGATAAAACTCACCCAGTAAGTCAGCTTCTTTCTTAAAGCTGAAGTGAGCGTGTTTCGTGTGTTTGTTAGCCCCTGTGTACTTCCTTGGTTTCCAGTTGAGTATTCTCGAATAGATGTACCCATCGAAAATAATGTAACTAATGCGTGTTTCTGATTTAGCCTTACAGGCTCTCCGAAGCTGATCAACAAGATCGGGCATAATGTCTGGTTTTGATCCCTTGAATAAGTCACGATCGACATCAATGGCGCGTACCCAGCCCTGCTCATCTGGATTATGATCTGACTTGCGAGCAGCGTGTCGGGTATCACCGACCCAACCATCCGATGTGCGGTCACGATCTGGGAACGAGTCATCTATCTGCTCTCTTAATTGGATAGCAGCTTTACTTAACTTGACCTTCATCCAAGTAGCAGCTTCGCTTCATCCTCAGAGATGCCCAGCTTCTCAAGTAGTGCAGCCTTAGCCTCAGCCTTGACTGCTGCCTCTGCCTCTGCCGCTAGGCGGTCTGCTTCTGCCTGTGCTGCTGCTGCTTCATTGGCTGCGATCTCATCGGCCGTTAAAGGGCGCTCGATGACCTCGCCTGTTTCGCAGTTGATTTCGATTGCTGTTGTCATTGTTGCTCCTTATGAGTTTTTGATGCCGTATAGATAAAAAGATGAACCTGATACAAAGTCTCCGCCTTCTAAATTGATAGAAGTAATTGCTGCTGTGTTACGCCATAAGCCAGCAGTTGCACCACGATACGCCTCTGTTGCGTTGTTCTCTGTTGCTGAGTCAATTGAGACGGGTTTATTTTGGCTGACCAAATAAGAGGGAATGTAGATTTCTGCGCTTGCAAAAGTGTTGCTAGTTGCAGATGATCCTTGCGTTGATGATGCTGCAATTATGCGAGTAGTGCTGCCTCTACTAGAGACAAGAGATGTGCCGTTTCCATAAATAAAGGTGTAAGAATAATTGCTTGCAGTATCGCCGTTAAATCTAATAAGTATGTTGCCATCGACTGAAGCGTAATTTACTCTAGTAGAGATCCTCAACACTAGATCCGTGTAAGTACTCGGGATTGCAGAGAAGGTAACAGATGCAGCAGAACTGCTAAGGACATTGGATGAGATGAGTGTGTAGGTACTAGGCATTTTTTATCCCATACAGAGTCGCGGTTGTTCCAGTGTTAAAGTTTGCACCAAAATAACCAAATAATTTGATAGAGGTTATTGCAGATGTTGAACGCCATAAACCAACTTCTCTAGTTGTTCTGCCTGAACCGTTTTTATCTCCAGACCCTGTAAGCAATACGGTTTTGTAAGTGCTTCCAGCGTAAGAAAAAATGTCTATTGCAACCGTAGCAACATTAGAATCGTTTGTGAAAACAGAGTAATCATAAATGTTATTTGCTCCAGTTATCTGTCCTGTGGATGCAGATGTTCCATTTCCAAATAAATAAGTTTCAGAATAATTAGCCCCTGTATCATTATTAAATTGAATAGTAACAAATTCATTTGATGAAGCAGTCCCTGTAATTACCAATCTTAAATCAGTCCAACTAGATGCAATACTGGAAAAAGTAATAGTTGCTGCTGCACTACCTAAAGTCGTGGTAGCGATTGGGTCGTATGTTGTTGGCATTTACGCTCCCTTGATTCCGTATAGTGAAAACTTAGACCCTGCAACTAATGTGTCTCCGTTGCTAAAGTTTAATTGAATCGAACTTATGGCATTTGTATTCATCCATAAACCACTAATGAGAGCAAGATAACCTGAGCCGTTAGCATCATAACCGCCAAAAGACATTAAAGTTTTGTATTTGCTGGTAGATGCATAATCTATTATAGAATAAACACCGCTTGACCATCCACCAGTTGCGGCGCTAGGAATAGTTAAACCACCAATTTGAATTGTTGAGGCTGTTCCAGTTGCGCCTGAAGCTCCACCAGTTGCATAAATGCGATGCCAAGCATAGTTAGAACCTGTGTCAGAATTAAAACGCCAATTTAGAGTAGATGTCTGAGCCTGTGCGCTTAACCTTATTTCTAAAGATTTATAAGTAGAAGGGATGGAGCTAAAAGTGACTGCCGTTTCTCCACCTACTGCGGTAAAACTAGCAATAGACTCAAAAGAAGCGCCACCACCGCCAGCTGCGCCACCACTGTCTAAGACAGATACGAATGAATTAAGCAATTCCACCCACCACATACCATGTGTCTGTGCCAGTCTTAATGCAGGCGGCTGACTTGTATTGTGCAAGGGTAGGAGCAGCTGCTACTGCGCCACCTGAAAGAATTGTAGTAGTGCCAGATGTTACAGCTGAGATTGTGCAGACTCCCACGCCAATGTTAAGCACAGTTAGCACAGTACCAATAGGGAAAGCAACAGATGCGTTAGTAGGGATCTTAAAGGCAATCGCTGTTGCTTTGTCCATGATCTCTAGCACTTGGTACTGGTCAGCACTAATGGCTGTGTAGTCTGCTGTGTTAGCTGTGCCGATGGTGAAGGATGTGAGTCCGTTCATCTGGCTTGCTGCCAAGACCTGACCTGTAGTAAATGGGAAACCTGTTGCCATGATGCTCCTTAGTAACTGAAAACGCTAGTGTCTAGAATACCGTATCAAGACGAGTCAAG